CTTTGTCAGAAGAGGAAATGAAGAGAGAGCGCGGCAAGCGTAAGGGCAGGGCGTCCACTATTGTTGCGGGTCTAGCTGCTGATGACACGGCGTCGGGTGGCGGAACACCTACATTATTGGGGTAACTTATGGAAGATTTAGCCAAAAGCCTAATTAGTCGCGGTAACAGCATTGTTTCCCGCAGGGACAACTGGGATACACATTACCAAGAGCTTGCGGATTATATGCTACCCCGCAAAGCCGATATCGTTAAGAAACGGTCACGCGGCGAAAAGCGTATGGAGCTTATCTATGATGGCACTGCGCTTCAGTCTGTAGACCTTTTGTCAGCTAGTTTGCATGGTATGCTCACCAGCGGGGCTACCCCTTGGTTTCACCTCGACATGAAAGATACCGATGTCGGGCGCGATGACGATGTGCAGGAATGGCTGCAAGATTCATCAATGCGCATGATTAGGGCTTTTAACCAGTCAAACTTTGAGACTGAAATCCACGAGATGTATGTAGACCTTGTTGTATTTGGCACAGGCTGCATGTTTGTAGAGATGGATGAGGGCCAGCTACGGTTCAGCACCCGTCACATCTCAGAGTTTTATCTGCAAGAGAACCAGTTTGGTCTGGTTGATACTGTCTTCCGCAAGTACAAGCAGCCAGCACGGCAGGCTGTACAGCGCTTTGGCATTGAGAACGTAGGCGAGTTTATTCGCAAAACGCATGAGAAAAAGCCGGATGAAGAAGTGGAAATTATGCACGTTGTTATGCCCCGCGCTGACCGTGACACGACAAAGGTAGACAACAAGAACATGCCGTTTGCTTCGTACTACATCTGTATGAACAGCAGCATGATAATCTCAGAGAGTGGGTTCCAAGAGTTTCCATACATTGTGCCGCGCTTCTTGAAAGCTACAGGCGAGATTATGGGGCGCTCTCCGGCAATGGTTGCCTTGCCTGACGTTAAGATGTTGAACCTGATGTCCAAGACAATCATTCAAGCGGCTCAGAAACAGATTGACCCGCCGCTGCTTGTGCCTGACGACGGGTTTATTATGCCTATCCGTACACAACCTGGCGGTCTTAACTTCTTTAGGTCTGGTTCTAGGGACACGATTACCCCGCTAAACACAGGCGCTAACATTCCTATCGGCCTAAGCATGGAAGACCAGCGCAGGCAGGCCATCCGTTCAGCGTTCTATGTTGACCAGCTTCTTGTTGGCGGTGCGCCTAACATGACGGCAACAGAGGTTGTCCAAAGGCAGGAAGAGCGTATGCGTGTTATTGGCCCTGTGCTTGGCAGGCTAATGAACGAAATGCTGCGTCCTTTGGTAGACCGTGTGTTTGCCTTAATGTTGCGTGAGGAGATGCTTGCTATCCCTCCTGAGATTTTGCAAGGCACGGACATTGATATTGAGTATGTATCGCCTCTGGCCCGTGCGCAAAAGTCCAGCAGCCTGAACAGCACTATGCAGGCTCTGGAAATCCTACTGCCTCTAGCACAGGCGTTGCCAGTAACTGACCACCTAGACCCTGATGGTTTGGTCCAGCATGTTACTGATTCTCTCGGTGTTCCTAAGACTACCCTGCGTTCTAGCCGTGAGGTTGCGCAGATGCGTCAGGAACGTGCAATGGCAGAACAAGAAGCCATGCAGCGACAGACCGAACAAGAGGATGTATATACAGCAGCGCAAGCAGCACAGGCAGTTAGGATGGTTGGGCAATGACGCCAGAAGTAGAAAAACTTAAACACATGTACAAAGAGACCTTCGCCACCGAAAACGGCAAGAAGGTTCTTGAAGACCTTGAGGCTCGCAGTAACTGGCGGGTGTCAAGCTATGTGGCTGGCGATGCCAATGCCACAGCTTTTGAGGAAGGCAAGAGGGCTGTCCTTTTGCATATTCATAGTATGATGAAAGAGGAGTAATTATGTCAGAAGAAGCTATCGAACAGGTAGCCCAGGCTGAAGCACCTATGTTGGAAACACCAGCAGAAGTTGCGTCAGGCGGGTCTGGTAACGATTTCTTGAATATGATACCAGAAGAACTGCGGGGGCATCCTAGCATTTCACCTATCAAAGATGTTGAGAACTTGGCGCGGTCATACGTTAATGCCCAGCGTCTTATTGGAGCAGACAAAATACCTATGCCTGCTAACCCTACGTCCGAAGACTTGGACAGGGTATACAGCAGACTGGGTACACCGGAGTCACCAGATAACTATGACATTGCCGTTGATGGCAATATAGTAACCGAGGAAGTTGCTAATAGTTACAAAGACATAGCGCACAAACTTCGCCTTACACCTGAACAAGCAACAGGCGTTCTTGATTACTATAAGAGTGTCGTGGAGAACACAGGTGTTGCAAATATGCAACAGGTTGAGCAACAGCGTGAACAATCAGAAGCAGCGCTCCGGCAGGAATGGGGGCCAAACTATGACGGGATTGTGCAGAAAGCGGCAGCAACCGCGCAAGAATTTGGCAACCCTGAGATGTTTGACCTTGACCTTGCCGATGGCACAAAGCTGGGCAACAGCCCTGAGTTTATAAAAGCATTTGCAAAAATTGCAGAATTTAGGCAAAGTGTGACCAGTGAAGATACCGTTTCGGACTCATCTCAAACTTCGTTTATGACGAAGGACAAAGCTCAGGCAGAGGCAGATGCCATTATGCAATCGCCTGAGTATACGGATAGACGAAACTATGCAGCCCGTCAAAAGGCTGTAGGACGCGTACAAGAGCTGATGAACTACATTCATGGATGATGTAGAGATACGGCTAGAGTGTTTAAGGGTTGCGTTAGAGTATGGCACACAACGCGACGTCTTAAATCCTGACCACCTCGCAGACAAATACTACGAGTGGGTCACGCAGGGTAGCGAGTCACATCGTCCTGTTGGCAGTCGGAAAGACGACAGCCCCACAAGGGCTAAAAAAGCTAGGGGTGTCCGTAAGGGTAGCACACCGCAATTAGTATAAATGTAACCGTGTGAAACAGGAGACATGTTATGTCATCACAAATCACCACGGCATTTGTTCAACAGTATTCTGCAAACGTGCAGATGCTCTCACAGCAGATGGGTTCTCGTCTGCGTGATGCGGTGCGCATTGAGAATGTTGTTGGAAAGAATGCCTTCATCGACCAGATTGGTGTAGCGACAGCGCAGCTTCGTACATCAAGAAACGCCGACACACCACAGATTGACACACCTCACGGAAGGCGTCGTCTGTCTCTGGCTGACTACGAGTATGCTGACCTTATCGACGACCAGGACAAGGTTCGTATGCTGATTGACCCTACTTCCTCATACGCTATGGCTGCTGCGGCTGCTATGGGCCGTGCGATGGATGACGTTGTTATTGCTGCTGCAACTGGTACAGCCTCCACTGGTGAGACTGGCTCAGGTTCAGCAACGCTGGATGCAACGGCAAACTCAGTAGGTTCTGCTTCGTCAAACGACGGTCTGACAATCGCAAAGCTCACAGAAGCCAAGCGTAAGATGGACCTGAATGATGTTGACCCATCTATCCCTCGTTACATTGCTGTTGGTCCAAAGCAAATCGAAGACTTGCTTGGTACAACTCAGGTAACTTCATCAGACTTCAACACCGTCAAGGCGTTGGTTTCTGGCGATGTGGATACCTTTATGGGCTTCCGCTTCATTATGACGAACCGTCTGGCTGTTGACAGCAACGACATCCGCAAATGCTTTGCATGGGCAGAGGATGGACTTACTCTCGGCATCGGCAAAGATATCAATGCTCGCATTGATGAACGTGCGGACAAAGGTTACGCAACACAGGTCTACTACTGCATGAGCGTTGGCGCTGTGCGGATGGAAGAGTCCAAGGTTGTGCAAATCTTCTGTGACGAAACCCCAGACTGATAGGAGCTAGAGATGACTACTAAAAATTCAGACTTGGTAGCAAATCTTGAGGCTTCCCCTCAAGTTGCTAATGACGCCCAAGAACTGCACGGTGTACTCCGTGTTGCTCAGGGCAACGTAGCTTTGGCTGCTGGTGATAGCACTGACGATGATATCGTTATGCTTGCGCCTATCCCAAGCAACGCAACTGTCACGTCACTGATGGTGGGTTCCGACGCTCTTGGCGGAAGCTGCACATACAACGTGGGCATCTACACAGATGCTGGCGCTGTTAAAGACGAAGACTTCTTTGCTACTTCTGTTGCCGACGGCGCAGCACTTGCAGAGCTTCGTTATGAGGCAGCTGACTTGAACACCACAGGTCAGAAGATGTACACAATGGCTGGCGACAGCACTGACCCAGGCGGGTTCTACTATATTGCGGCAACATTCGACGCAACTGGTGGCACGGCTGGTGATATGGCTTTCGTTATTCACTACGTTGTGAACTAATACTGAGGGGGCGGGAAACCGCCCCTTCTTCCCAAGGAGGCGTATGGAACAGAACAGCGACTTCCGCTGGGATTTGAAAGTCGGCCAGCTAAAAGAACAATGGCTGGGCGAACTTCTCGAAAACGTACCTATAGAGGTGAAACGTGATTTTATGGCTTCGCAAACAGGGAATGTGTTTGTGGAGTTTTTTTGTAGAGGTAAACCGTCGGGCATAGCGACTACGCAAGCGCAATACTGGGCGTTTATACTTGGAGAAGAAACTGTGGTATTATTGCCCACAGCTAAACTAAAGATACTAGCTAGGCAGGCGCACAAGGAAGGCCTTATCGTTAAGGGTGGAGACAGTGATGCAAGTCAGGGCGTGTTAATAAATGTAGAGAGGTTGGTACGAGATGCCATCAGTAGTTGATATCTGTAACGAGGCGATGGACCTTCTTGGCGCTGCGACTATTGCCTCACTAACAGAGAACTCCAAAGAAGCTAGATTGTGTAACCGCCGGTTTGAGACTGTGCGGGATGCCGTGCTTCGAGCGCACCCTTGGAACGCTGCGATTGCCCGTGCTGATTTGGCTCAGGACAGTGAAGCACCTGCATTTGGTTTTAGCTTTCAGTACACGCTGCCTACTGACCCGTACTGCCTGCGGGTAATGTCTTTCTGGAATGTCAATGTTGACAATGAACTTACCCCGTATGACAGCCAAGTTATGTACAAGATTGAGGGCCGGAAGGTTCTTAGCAACGAAGAAACTTGCAAGATTATATATATCTCCCGCGTTACTGACACAGAGCAATACGATGCGCTTTTGTCCAGCACCATAGCGCACAGGCTTGCATCAGAGACTGCTTATGCAATCACAGGCAGCAACAGCATTGCCCAACAGATGTTCAGCTTGTACGAAACTCGTATCCGCGAGGCACGTTCTATGGATGCGATGGAAGGCCAGCCAGACAAAATGATTGCAGATGATTTTATCAACATAAGGTTCTAAGATGGCGCGTGTATCTAGTATTGTTACCAACTTCCGCACTGGAGAACTATCGCCGCGTTTGGAAGGCCGCATTGATTTGCAGAAGTACAACGAGGCGGCGCAGACCTTGCAGAACATGCTGGTGTTTCCGCAAGGCGGTACGACACGCAGACCTGGCACTAAGTTTGCTGGTAGGTCAAAGGATGGTGGCAAGGTTAGACTTGTAAATTTCGAGTTTAGTGACGAGCAGGCGTATGTGCTTGAGTTTGGCGCAAACTACATCCGTTTCTTCAAAGACGGCGGCATACTGACAGAGACCGTCAAAAACATTACAGCAATAACCAAGGCTAACCCAGCGGTTGTAACATCTAACTCCCACGGCTTCTCAAATGGAGACAGAGTGTTTATCAGCAGCGTTGTAGGCATGACTGAGGTGAATAACCTTGAGTTTACTGTTGCAGGCGCGACGACTAACACGTTCCAGTTATCTGGCGTAAACAGCAGCGCTTATACAACGTACTCGTCTGGCGGCACGGCTGGCAAGATTGTTGAGGTTACGACTACATACAGCGTCACAGATATCTTTGAGATTAACCACGCGCAGTCTGCGGATGTTTTGTTTCTGGCTCACAAAGACCATGAGCCTGCAAAACTAACGCGCACCACCGCTACAAGTTTTACGCTGTCTGATATTGCGTTTACTGATGGCCCGTATCTCGACGAGAACATAACAGATACTACGTTGTACGCCTCTGCTGACACAGGCACTGTAACGATTACGGCGTCTGCTGATTTGTTTACCAACGCAGATGTTGGGCGTCTTATTAGATTCCGCGAAGTGCTGGAGGTTACTTATGATGAGTGGGCTGCTAGTACAAGCTATGCCAACAACGAATTTGTGCGATATAACGGGCATGTTTATAAGCAGGTGACAGGCTCTACTCAAACATCTGGCAACACCCCGCCTGTTCACACTAGCGGCACAGAGACCTACGGTGCAATCGACTGGGAGTACCGCCACGATGACACTGGGTATGCCAAAATCACTGTGTTCACGAGCGCAACCGTAGTCACGGCTGTGGTTCAAGAGGATGACGGCGGCATATCCGTGTTGCCGCATCAAGTCGTCGGTTCGTCAAATGCTACAAAGAACTGGTCGCTGGGAGCGTTTGGGGGAGACCAAGGCTTCCCAAGGGCCGTCGCGTTCTACGAGGAGCGTTTGTACTACGCAGGCACTACAGGCCAGCCACAGACCATCTTTGGGTCCGTAACGGCAGACTTTGAGAACCACACTCCTGGCACAGAGGATGACAAGGCGGTAAACGTAACGATTGCGTCTGACCAAGTTAATGTCATCAAGCATCTTTTGCCTGCACGTTTTCTGCAAGTGCTAACGACTAGCTCAGAGTTTACACTGTCTGGAGGCACAGGCACGACTCCGGTAACGCCTACCAACATCAATGTTTTGCGTGAAACAACATTTGGCTCGTCCGATATTCGTCCGTTACGCGCAGGCAACAGCACCATCCTTATCCAGAAGGGTCTTGAGAAAGTCAAAGAGATTACTTTCGATTTGGACACTGACGGGCTGCTGGGCGTTGACTTGTCTATTCTAGCTGACCATTTGCCGCGCGGCGGTATGACTGACATGATATGGCAGCAAGAGCCTGAGCTTATCCTGTGGTTTGTCCATAGCGATGGTGGGCTTATCGGGCTTACCTATGACCGTGCAAACGGCGCTGTCGGATGGCATGACCACGATATAGGCGGGTCCGGCATTGTGGAAAGCATCACAGCTATACCGAGCGGCGCAGAAGACCAAGTGTATTTGTCTGTAAAGAGAACTATAGACGGCAGCACAGTGCGGCATATTGAGCATCTGACAACTATAGATTTCGGGGATGATGTGGGTGATGCTTTCTATGTGGATAGCGGCCTTACATACAGCGGCAGCGCAACAACAACAATCACTGGTCTGAACCATCTTGAGGGGGAGACTGTTGCCATCTTGGCTGATGGCGCAGCCCACGCCGACAAGACTGTTAGTGGCGGCAGCATTACGCTAGATAGAAGTTCCTCGAAGGTGCATGTTGGCTATAGCTACTCGTCTATTGTAGAGACATTGCGCATGGAAGCTGGCGCAGACGATGGGATTGCGCAGGGCAAGATTAAGCGTATCCACGGCGTGACTGCGCGGTTCTTCAAGTCTGTGGGCGCTGAGATTGGGCCAGACACAAACAACTTAGACCGCCTGCCATTCCGTGATAGTAGTATGGACATGGATACGGCGATTCCGTTGTTTACTGGGGATAAAGAAATATTCTTCCCGTCTGGGTATGACAACGACGCGCGTGTGGTTATTAGGCAGTCACAACCCCTGCCTATGACAGTATTAGCGATTATGCGGAGGTCAAATACATTTGATGCTTGATGTAGGTTATTTCCAGAAGGGTGACATTGAGGAGATTGAGTTAGAGTACGAGATGTCTCCGGCAGAAAAAGCCAGCTTTGAGGGTTACGAAAACATAGTCGGCTTTACCGCTAGGAAAGATGGCAAGATTGTGATGATGGGCGGGGTGCATGTTATGTGGCAAGGTGTAGGCGAGGGATGGATGGTTATGTCTAAACATGCTTATTCGATGCCTAAAACTGTTGCTAGATATGCGGATGAGTTCTTTGGTGTTATTATGGACGAAGCAAATATCCAGCGTATGCAGGCAAGTATCAATGCTACTGACCCGCGTTCTGTACGGTTTGCCCGTTGGCTGGGCTTTGAGAACGAAGGCTTGATGCGCAAGTATGGGCCAGATGGCACAGATTATTATAGAATGGCGAGAGTATCGTAATGGACATAGCAACCGCAGCAGTAGTAGGCAGTTCGGTCCTTGGTTTTAAGGGCAACATGCAGGCATCCCGCGCTGCCAAAAAAGTTGGCGACTACAATGCGCAGATGGCCGAAAACGAGCGTGTGCTGTTATTGCAGCGCAAGTCCGCTGAAGAAGCTGCCCTTCGCAAAAACTCACGCAGACTTGTTTCTAGCCAAAGAACTGCAATAAGTAAGGGCGGCGTCCAAATAACTGGAAGCCCATATTTGGCCCTAGCTGACGCTTACT